GTGTATTACCTGTACCAAAAAACCGACCACCTTTGCTTAAATTACACTTTTGACACAATACTTGTAAATTATCGTCATTATCAGTGCCACCTAGTCGCCTTGGTATTATGTGGTCAACGTGCAACTTTCCGTTATCTTGTCCGCATTGTTGACAGCAATAGCTATCCCGCTTAAGTATCCGCTGTCTTATCTTTGACCATCGACTAGAAGTACCATTATCCACAGCACTAGCCATCAGTGCCACCCCTTGTCTTTAAAGTGTTTCCATGCTACGCACCAATCGCCTTTATATCTAGCCTCGATGTACCGAATGCCCCAATCAATCTGGGTGTAACCGTCTAAATGCTTTAGCTTCTCATTACGCAGCTGAGGTATTCCGTAATGACTACCGTTAACGGCTCGACTATCAAACCTAGACTCTTTCATATATAGCTTATAAGCGCATTGGTATTGGCTATCTTTAACTACTCGACTATGTAAATATAATTTAAACCTATCTTTACTAGCTTGGCTATCAGCATAAGTGGGATTCGGTAATGCGAACGCAATACATAGTGCGCCCGTTAGTAGTGCTCGCCGCGAACTACCCGGTCGCCCGGTTCGCGTCCAGCGAGTTGATCGTATCGGCGCTGTCAAATACCTGTCAATCATAAGCGTGATCTTGGGCGATTCCCACAGGATGTGGATAACTTTCTTTAACTGTGGATAACTATTCATGGCATTTATGACTATCAGGATTACATAATTGGCAATCAATTTTCTCGTCACATGTATAGCAGCTATAGGTAAATTGTATTTCATTACAGCATGTCGATAGATGAGTTGAGGAGCTGGCTCGGTATTCGCTAGTCATTTAGAGCCGCCCCAACCAGTACCCTTAAACACGATACTGGGTGCGCTGAATACGCGAATCATGGGGTAGCTACAGCATAAAGGCGAAGTATCCCCATGCGTGCTAATTGGGTGATTCATCTCCAGTTCGCCGCCGCATTGATCGCAGCGATACAGGTAACTAGGCATTATCGCTACCCACTAGGCATACGCCCATTACGCCGCAAACCGTACACTCAAGCGTCTTAACGCCCGGCGGAAGTAAGTCGGTTACTATGCGTTCGACTTGTAACGTTTCGCGCTTACAGCGACGACAATCAAATTTCAATTTCTCCATAGTTAGACTCCTTTAAATTCTCCATAGAATTGAGATTGTGCTGGCTTACCCACCACGAATTGTCCTTGTCATGCTTGAAACGAGTTGTCTTAGCTGATCGTATTGGAATCCAGCCCTTGACGTAATAGGTCGGTGATTCGCCTACGACCAATACAGCTAAGTCCTCGACTCGATCGCGCTCTCGTAAGATTAAGTGTCCATCTAGCCATTTCGTATGCTTAATTTCGATTCGGTTTCCAATGTCGGCTCGAATTTTGTATTTGTCTAGTTCGAGCTTGAAGTCCTTAATCCCAAACCATTTAGCGGCAGCAATCTCAGCACCCAGCGCCTCAGCTGTACGCCGAATTGACTCGTGGATATTGCCTCTAGCTGTTTGGTCATGGAAATAGTAATTTTCTACGCCTTTGGACTCGCATAAGAAAGCCGCCGCAGCTGCTTGGATTTCCTCATCTGTCGTTAGCGTTATCTTTGTTATTCCCATACCGCACACGCCCGGTTATTGTCTGGACATACCCAGCCCTTGTAATTTTTCCCAGCTTTGCTAACGCCCTCTTTGCGAATCATTACGCCATGAGAACACAATCGCCCGGTAAGTAGCTCGCCAATCTCAGCGACCGCTTGAGTCATATCCCATGGGTCATATGATCCATTAGGTAGCTCTTGCTTAGGCGCTGTGGTAACTGGTCGCTCCACTCGCTTCATTTCCTCTAGCGATGGTCGATTATGATTCTCGCTAAACTTAGACAATCCGCCAGTATGTAAAGCTCTACCTATTGCTGAGGTCGATCCATTTTCTAGCGGAAAGCGATTAGCTGATGATCTGATCTCCTCGGCAAAGTCTGTCGCAAATGGAAGCGGATCGCTTATTTCCTTGTAAATGTCCGTCTGGATTATGTAACGAGTTCCGTCCTGAAATATGATCTTGACGTCGATCCGCCCGTTTGGGTATTTAGCCCAGTATTTTTCTATGCGTTCAGCTACGGATTCGTAGCCCTCTAATGGAATTGCCATTATGAGTTTCTAACGCGATCTGTTGCCCAGCGAAGCCCAGCTGCTCGACCTCGGTTAAATCCATCTTTAACGCCTTCTTTGAAACCGATTGACCAGCCGACTAAAAACCAGCCAATACTTGCGAGAATAACAGCTCCCGCTAATTCCAATACTGTAAACATTTTAGCTCCCGATTCCGGGTGCGACTTATTCGCTCCCTAGTTATAGGGTGAACTAAATGTCTGACAATTTCAAGCCTTACGCCTAATTAGCGGCGTGTCGAATTGCTTAATAGCAAGCTGTATATTTCATCGACCCGAGCTTCTAATCTTGAAATTTGGTCTTTAACGCTTGCCCCCGAATTAGGCTTTAGCTCGCTTAAATAGTATTTAACTAGATGTCTAATAACCCCTGTAAATGCCACTAAGAGCGTGACCAAAGCCACGCCCATAGCAGCCCAATCGTTAGCGTTCACTTAGCCTTAGCTCCGAACGTAACGTCTTTAGGATTCAGGTAACGCATTAGAAGCGGAACGACGCCAGCGAGAAACCCATACGCCAATTTCTTGGGATCGGTTTCACCTGTCATGAAAACGGCTAACGCTCCTGCGAGCGCTGATCGTCCATAACTAGCAGCCATAGCCTTTAGCTCTTTCATTACTTTTCTCCTAACCCCAGCGCTTTTATTAGCTCTGAGACTCTTTTTGGACTTACGTTGATTTCAAAATGCTGTTCATCGGGTCGATTCTTGTAATCGCCGCCCCAGAATAATCCGTACTTCTTAGCCAGCGCCCGGATCATTGGAACCTTTTCGACTGGGAACGTGCCAATCTTTCCAAGCGGGTGTTTAGTCGCATTAAGATCGATAGCTGTTCCACTTGAATGATTGCTTAAACGATCGGTTGAACCGCGAACCATGCGAAACGCATAACCCCAGTCGTCGAGTTGACCGCCATCTAGCGGCTCGATTAGCTCGTTAAACTCTTTACAGAATCCCACGATTAAAGGTGCGACAGCTTCGGCGCAACGAATCTTTAATTGAGTCCCCGGGATTGCGTAGGACTTAATTCCGATTTCGGTTTGATCCTTTGAAGCCGTCCACCCGTTATAACTTGTTAAAGTCATGACAGTAATAAAACGGCTTCCTCGGCTGTGATACCGAGTTTACTTAAGAGCGCAGCTTTATCGGCTTGGACTTTACTATCTTGTCCGGCTTTCCAATCGTCATATTTTGCGAAACCAGCCTCAAATTCCGCTTTGGTAATTGCCGGTTGTTTATCGAACCAGTTTATAGAATCGTAATCATCGCCGTATATTACATATTCAACGCCATCGCATAGCATTGTCATTACATCGCCACCTGTTGCCATTACGCACCTATTTCTAAAACTGTAATTGTGCTAGTTGTTCCGCCACCAGCTCGGTTTATTTTTGCGTTACCGCTTGTATTTCCATAGTTATTAAATTGAACTTTGTAAGTTGTTGCCGAAGTTGTCGCTGGTGCGTCAAGAAAAGTAGTACCACAAGCCCCTATATCGCTATCGTTTGCGGCTTGATAACCAGCTAATTCTTCAAATACGATAATACTTGTTGCGCCGCGCAACAGCCGCAAACCTAATCCAGCACCAGCACTTCCAGATTTTCCGCAGCCGCTCATTTGAACTTGAACCAATACTTTAGAAGTTGCTGACGTTGGCGTAATGGTTACTGTTAAACCAGTATCGGCAAATGTTGACGTCGCGCTTTGCGCGGCTGTTCCATAAGTAGCGTTTACTACTTGTAAGACTTTTCCGCCAGCTGCGATAGTTTTCCACTCTGGAGCTGTTGCGCCTGTGTTGACTGTTAACACTTGACCAGCTGTGCCAATTCCTAAACGTGCCGGAACTGTTGCGTTACGATAAATAATGTCGCCCGCTGTTGTAACTAAGGATTTAGGAATAGCTGCGTTCGCTAGATCATAAGCTGATTTAGTTGCTGTCGGTGTTGACGCTAGAACGCTTGATGTTGTCGATGTGGAATCGCTTAGCTGTACCACGCCCGCCGCAGCTGTTGATGCCGCACTAACGCCAATAGTTACATCGCCCGAAGTACCACCACCGGTAATCGGTGCGGTTACGTTAACGGCTGTTATGTCGCCGACGTCATTTGTAACCCAAATAAAATCCATGTTTGTATTCGAATTTTTAGAAAGAATTTGCCCAGTTGTGCCGCCTTTTAAATCGGCTAACGATGTATCGACAGCCTGACCAAATACCTCAAAATCAGCTGGTAAATCGGTAACTAAGTCCGTCGGCGTTGGCATTTGCCAGCCGAAGTTACTTGTTGGATTCGTCATGTTTTCTCCTTATGCCACGACCAACGCGGTTTCCCACGTTAGCGATCCGGTTATAGTATTCCATGATTCGCCGATTGGAACTTGCTCCCACGACATAGCTTGGAGCGAATAACTAATCGGCGAAAGATTAAGAGTTATAGCAATTTCGTTATAGGCAGCCTTAAACGACCAACCCTCGACGAATCCTAAAAATGTTCCAGCTGCCATATTCGGCGGTAAGTCGCTGATTCGTAGCGGTAAGCCCATAAATACGTTGATGAGAGAATCGCGATCCGCGTCGTCTAGCTCTGGGTTTGTGAGCTGATAGGTGATCGACGTAAAATTCGCTTGCGGCGCAGCTCGGAGCGTTAGGTAAAAATCGGCTTGATCTTGAGCGTCGGCTGTGTGTTTAACCGTCGTAGTAATCACCTGAGCTAAACGCCCGTAAATATTGATTGAGTTAATATCCTCAGCGCTTACTTCGTTATTGGAATTAGTGTTGTATTTTAGAGTAACGTCATTACGCACGTCGCCCGCTCGCGTTTCGATCTTAAGCCCGTTAAATAGCGCATGATTAGCCGTTACGTCTGTGTAGCCGTTAGTGGCTAAATAGATTGATCGATGAGTAGAATCGGCATAGCTAATAAGTCCGCTGCCGTCCTCATAAATGTAACCTAGACCAGACGTCGCGAGCGCTGAAACCAGCGAATAAACATCGACCCGATCCGCTGATCTTTGAGCTAGTTCATAATTGCCCGGGCGATCGATCTCGCCTAGACCAACGTTCTGGGCATTAGCCCATGTTTCCGTGGGATCGTAATTTGTCCATTGTAAAGCCGCCGGAACTTCGGCCCAGTTATTTAAAAGTAAATCTTGGAGAATATGGTAAATCTGATCGCCGTCGAAATCTTGAACCAGCGTTCCGTCGGTCAGCGCTTTAGGTAAACGGCTTAGCGCTCCTAGTGCGGTTACCTTTAGGACTTGATTTATTCCGACCGCGCCAGCTGTAATAATCTCAACGCCAAAATCGACGACAGTTCCGCCGAATATTGGAACGTAAGCGTTAGTCGAATCCTTTAGCTCGATCGTGACTGAATCGTTTATGTTTATGTTTACAATCGCCTGAGTTAAATTTAATAGCTCTAAATTACAATAGCCCGCTTGCGCTTGCTGATAGATATTTGTTCGACCGCTGGTAATGCTTAAATTTGCCAGCGTGTAAGTCGTATATTCGACGCCTTGAATCTTTACGCGCCAGACTGGATTAAATACTGTCATTAGAACGCCAGCGCATTAGCGCCATTAGTGCCGCGATAGAAACTGTTATTTAGAACGTCAACGATTCGGCGAGCTGTGCCTTCCTGGTCTATTGCGCCAGATACGTTTATGTAAATATTTCCGCCGCCGCCTAATTGATTATTGGGTATAACTCGACCGCCTGATGATGGCACAAATAACTCTGGACCAACTTCGCCAACTATGTATGGACTATTTGCGTTTACCATGCCGCCTTTAGCCAGTTTAGGAATTGGTGGTAAATCTTTTGATCCGGGCTTTAGATTGTTAACGATGTTATAGCCTGAGATAAGTAAATTTAGACCTGTGATGATTCCGTTGATTGTGCCAGTCAAAACTCGGATTGCTAGTGAAACGCCATCGATTATAAATGCGATACCGTTAAACGCTGCCTTAAATGTTGTACCGATAAATCCAGCAACAGGTTTAGCGATAACTAGGAAAGCAGTCAATCCCACACCTAGCAGCTTAAAAAATCCTGTATTTTCCGATACAGCGTCACTGATAGCACCAAATACAGATTTTACCCCCTGTAGAATTGGAGTTAAATAATTTTTCATGACTGGAATTACATAAGTTATAATGTAATTGTATAAAGCTATAAATGATGGAATTACGGTTTCCGTAACAAAATTGCTAATACTTCCAAACACCGGACTTAACTTCTCTCCGACTTGTGAACCTAAATCGCTAAGTACTGGAATTGCTTTAGTGACTATAAAATCGACTAGCGGCGTTAGAGCATTAAGTACGAACGCTCCTGCTGTCTCTTTAGCTTCGTCAAATGTAAGACTCAAACGTGCCAATTTGCCTTGAAATGTGTCAGCTTGTGCCGAAGCCTGACCGCCAAATGTCTCGGACAATTTAGCCGTAACTTCGTCCAGCGTCATGGATTTTAATTCGGCTTTATCTAATCCAATTCCTAATTTACCCAGTGCCGCAGTATTGCCCTCGTAGGCTTTGCCTAAAGCGTTTGAAACTGCCTCTAAAGACTTACCAGTGCCAGCCGCGATATCCAGTGATAACGTAGCTAGTTTTTGTGCCTGTTCGACTGATCCAGTAGCTCGTGCCAATCTTTCGTAAGCTGGGCGTAATTGATCGTCAGCAACGCCAAACGCGCGACCCATATTTGATATCCAAATTTCAGTATTTGCGATCACTTGATCGGTTGCGCCAGCTACATTTTTTAGCGTTAACGCAAGTTTTGCCTGTGCTGCTTCGTCCTCTAGCGCTGACTTAACGCCATCGACCAATAGTTTTCCAGCATAAGCAGCAGCAGCCACGCCAGCTGCCGCAAACGCAGCCCCGGCGACTTTTCCAAAATTGCCTAACTTTGTACCAAACGATTCGGTTTCATCGGCGGCTGTATTTAATCCTTTTTTAAGATTATCGACGTCAGCCAGAATCGAGAGCTTGAGCGTTCTTGATCCGTCAGCCATTAGTCAAACCTCTTAACTATTGAAGTGAAAGCCTTTTCCCACTCAGCAATTAGATAGCTTTGCTCAGCTCGAAGCGTTGGATAAATAAAATAGCCAGTCGATCCGCGCCCAGTTGATCCCGACCAAATTGGGAATTGCTTAAATTTATTTGATCCAAATTCTGAGCCGCCCCATAAATCTTTGGTTGTAGCGCCACCGCTAAATTTTTGTCCAGCGAAACCAAATGAAATCTCGCCAATCTTAGACGACTTGCTTACTTTTGAACCCTCAGCAATTCGACCAGCAACCGACGCGGAATTAAGCGAACCAGCAGCCGATTTGATCTTGCTCTGTAAATAGGTAGCCAGTGCGCTTGATTGCTCTTTGGCTTGATTAACAGCTTCATCGTCCATCGCCTTAAACGCTCCAGTAATAGCGCGAAGTTCGGCTTTGTCGTATTGAACGACTTCCTTACTTTCCGCCATTTCGTTTCTCCAATATCTCAAGCGCTGTCAATATGTCCGCCGCGTCAACCCACTCACTCATCGGAATCCCTGTCGCGATCGACAGTTCTACGATTAAGTAGCTTAGGCTTCCTCGGCTGTAGCTTTTGGGGCTTCGGTTTCTCCGACCGTAATATCGACTACCATCTCGCACCAAATTTCGTAAGGTTTGACTGGCTTACCAGCTGCCTCACGTCTTAAAGCGTTCCACGCTAGAAACATTAAGTCGGAAATTCCGATCTTTTCCTGAGCCTGTTGAATTGTGTACCCGGTCTTTTGTTCCCACTTTGCGAACTCTGGTGGTTGCGCTGTTGTGGTAACTGTCATGCCGTCTGTTGTTTCGATATGTATTTGTAGTTTCATGCTCCCGATTTCTTTTCTATAGTGTTGGTGTTGTCACGCATGTAAAGCTGAGAGATACAGTCTGGGCATCTGGTGCTGTGCCGC